ACTGCAATAACTATGTACAGCTCAAGAAAGCAACACGCAAACCACGAGCTATCAAGAAGAAAACACCTGCACAGTTGGTTAAAACATTCAAGTTCTGCAAGGAGTTCCCTGAACTTAAACTTACCAGTGCAAGCCCAACCAAACTTGTTGAAGCCAGCGAAGCATGGTTATACAACACTAAGACACGCAAACTTATACATGTAGTTGCAGACGAATATGCTAAAACGTTTACTGTAAAAGGCAGTAGTATTGTAGGCATTGACACTGCTAAAACTGTGATGAAAACACTGCGCAAGCCAGCAGAGCAACTGAAACTTATCACAGGTGTGGGCAAGCCCGCGGCTCGTAAGAACTTCAATGACATCAAGGCCATGGACATCAAATTTAACGGTCGTGGCAACGAACATATCATCATCTTAAAGGCACATTAAAATAAATACAAGGGTAAAAAGGACACCCTTGTAAAATGGCACTTAAAGAAGAACAAACTATCGAGCTGTATAAAGGAAGGCTCGTAGAATATGTAAAACTACAACTTGGTGATGGTATTATTGATGTTGAGCTTGATCCTGAGCATTTTGAAGCCGCGTATCAAAAAACTCTTGGCACTTATAGACAACGTGCAGTGAACGCTTACGAAGAAAGTTACAACTTCCTTGAACTAGTTGAAGATCAAAATGTTTATACGTTGCCACAAGAAGTACAAAGCGTTAGGCAAGTTTTTAGACGTACCATTGGTAACATGAATGGACCATTTAGCACAAGTTTTGATCCTTTTAGCAGTGCTACACTCAACACATACTTGCTCAACTACAACCAAGCAGGTGGACTAGCAACTTATGACTTTTACACACAATATGTAGAACTCGCCGCTAGGATGTTTGGTGGTTTTGTAAACTATACATTCAATCCAGTTACCAAACAGTTACAATTAATCCGTGATCCAAGAGGTAGCGGTGAAACAATACTAATTTGGGCATATAACCTACGCCCAGAAATACAGCTTCTCAATGATATACAAACGTCGCAATGGTTTAAAGACTACATGGTAGGTGCATGTAAACTTATCATTGGCGAAGCTCGTGAAAAGTTTGCTACCATTGCAGGTCCACAATCTGGCACAGCACTTAACGGTGCGGCAATGAAAGCAGAAGGTCAGTCAATCATGGATGCTAAGATTGAAGAATTGAAAAACTATGTTGATGGTTCGCAACCACTTACTTGGGTTATTGGCTAATGCGTATAGAAGAGTTTCTCACTGAAGAACAACTTGACGAACACAAAATGATTTGGAGCCGGAGTGGCAACAAAATTAAGCTCAAGTATCGTTGTTCTAGTGGACCCAAGGCTGGTAGAATTGTACCTGATCCCAAAGTGTGCAGCTCACCTAAAGACTTGGAAAAAAGTGCAAGGCTCAAACGTACAAGAGCTACAACTAAAGTGCGCCAAGCCCGCAAAGCAAAGAAAACAAAACGTGTTAATCCAGCAAGTAAAATTCTTGCAAGGCTAAACGCTCTGACAAAACAGAAGTCTGCACCAAAAGCAAAAACTGTGCGCATGGTTAGCAAGAGTACAAAAAAACCAAGTAAACCAAAAAAGTTGACAAAATAGATTCTTAGCCTTATACTTTCTGTATGGCTGATATAATGATTGATATTGAAACTATAGGCACTGGCCCAAGTGCTTGTATCCTTACGATTGCAATGCAAACCTTTGATCCTTTTGCAGATGGTTGGTATGATAGACACTACTATGCCCGCATTGATCCCGACAGCCAACCTGACCGCAACATTGAAGAAGGGACACTACAATGGTGGGCAAGCCAACCGCCTGAAGCACGAGAAGAAGCATTTGCTGACGATGGTCGTATAAGTCTTAAACAAGCCCTTGAAGAAATGCATCCTATAATTTGGAACAGTGACTTTGTATGGGCAAACGGTCCAACCTTTGATATGAATATCATTGAACATGCATACAAAAGCTACAACATGAGCTTGCCTTGGAAATATTACAAAGTACGTGATGCAAGAACTGTATACAGTCTGTGGCCTGATTTGCCAAAGCAACCTGTAAGTCATCATGCACTAGATGATTGTCAGCAACAGATTCTAAAACTGCAAAAAACATTAAAACACTTAGGAGTAACAAAACTTAAATGAGCAAGATCAACTACAAGTACAACGAAGGCGAACTGTTAAAAGAGTTCCAACAGTATGTAGACGCTACTTACGGCGAACATTACAGCTTAAACAAATATCAAGCTACAGAGTTTATCATTGATGCAGGGCATGGAGATGGCTTTTGTATTGGTAATGTGATGAAGTATGCTCAACGCTACGGCAAAAAAGATGGCTACAATCGCAAAGACTTGCTCAAGGTCTTGCACTATGCATTGATTGAACTGTATGTGCATGATTTACACGAACGCTAATCTTCGCTAAGATCTCCCACCTTCCATGGCAGATCTAATCTCATAACCTCAACACTGCAATTCAAGCAAACACTTTTAAGATTGTTTAAGTTGCAGTTGTTTAAGTTTCCGTCCAAATGATATACAAGTGTTTGTGAAGCATATCGAGCTCTAAATCCGCACCTATCGCAAACTTGCTTTTTTTCGTAACCAATTTTTTGCCAACGTGGTACAGCAGGTTTAACCTTTCTATTCTTTCTATTACAAATATCGCAACGACTTCGGTAATGCACAACATCTTCTTTAATATAGTTTACAGCGGCAAACCTTTGTTTACACGCCTTGCAGACGGGTCTCTTCATACCCATACTTATACAAACCTTTGCAAAGGGTAGGTCTACACCAAAGATTTACTAGATTACGATAAATATCTTTAACTTACAAAGGAACAATAAGATGGCATTATTATCACCAGGAGTAGAAGTTAGCGTCGTAGACGAGAGTAACTATCTACCAGCAGCAACTAATTCGGTTCCATTCGTCCTAATCGCAACAGCAGAAAACAAAGTAAGTGGTAGCGGTGTAGGAGTAGCAGCAGGTACAACAGCGGCAAATGCCAATGAAGTTTACTTGATCACAAGTCAACGTGACCTAGCCGCAACGTTTGGTAATCCGTTCTTTTATAGCACTACAGCAGGAACTCCAATCAACGGCTACGAGCTTAACGAGTACGGTTTGCTTGCTGCATATAGTGTTCTAGGAATCAGCAACAGGGCATACGTTCAACGTGCAAACATTGACCTGTCTGAGTTATCTGCAAGTCTTACACGCCCAACAGGCAACCCAGCAAATGGTACCTGGTGGTTAGACACAGATACCACAACATGGGGTGTATTTGAGTGGAGTTCAACAACAAATACATTCACAAACAAGATCCCAACGGTAATCACAAGTACAGATGATTTAACTGGTGGACTTCCAAAAACCAGTATTGGAAACATTGGCGATTATGCTATTGTTGCTACAAATACTAGTAACCCGTTGTATTTCAAATCAGCTGGATTTTCATACCCAACAACAGCATCAGGCGAAGTTGTACTAGTTGCCAATAACACTTGGGCAAGGGTTGGCGGAAACACTTGGAAATTAAGTTGGCCAACAGTTACAGGTACACAGGCAAACCCAACTCTAACAATTGGACATAGTGCATACTTCAATGACGTTGAAGTTGTTTCCACTGGTACAACAGTTGAACAGTATGCAACAGATATTAATGATGCAGGTATTACTGGTATCTATGCAGATGCAATAAGCGGAAAACTGCAAATTCGTATTAATAGCAGTGCAACAAACGATGGATCCACTGATGATGGAAACGGTATTGTTGACATCACAGCCGGTACAGGTACTTTGCTTGCTGATGTTGGTATTACAGCAAGAATTTATTATGCACCGTTGGTACAGCAAAGCCCACACTATGACAACCCACTATGGCGTACAACAGATACTAAACCACATCCAACTGGTAGTGTTTGGGGTAAAACAACCAACGTTAATCTTGGCGCAAATCTTGTAGTAAGCAAGTTTGATAGTGCTGTGGCAGCATTTGTATCTCAATCAGTGCCAATTTACGCAAATGACGAGACAGCAAACTACAATCTTGATCCTAGTGGCGGCGGTACTAACATTGCAAATGAAGCAACTTATGCCCAAAGTGACGTTGCTGAAGATAACAGATTTGCACTTAAGATTTTTGAGCGCAATGGTACTGGTGCAACAAGCATTACAGGTGACAACACCAGCCCAACATTTGTTGATACTGAAACATTTACAATTCAGGCTAGTGTTAAAGGTAGTTCAACACTAACAACTGCGGTAACAGCCACTCTTGGCGGTACGACAGCAGCTGATTTTGTTGCGGCATTTACTGGAGCAAATGTTGCTAATACAAGTTGTAGTGTTACAAGCACAGGTGCTATTAACATTCAACATACTCAAGGTGGTGTAATTGTACTTAAAGACACTTCAGGAACACCTGTTGCAGATGCAGGCATCAACACCACAGTAACAGGTGTGCGAGCAGGCAATGACAGCAACTTAATTTTGAGTAACTGGGTTGCACTAGGCGGAACTGACGGTTATACTGCTAGCGGTACAGCGCCTAGCATAGATCCTGCAGAAGGCACATACTGGTACTATAGCTCAACATCGGATGTTGATATTATGATTCTCGACAACGGTAGTTGGAAAGGATATCAAAATGTAACCAATGATGTTCGAGGCTTTGACTTAAGCGCGACCAACGCTTTAGGTCCAATTGTTTCTGCATCAGCACCAACAACCCAAAATGACAGTTCAGAAAGTGCTTTAGTTTATGGAGATCTTTGGTTAGATAGCAGTGATCTTGAAAACTGGCCAAAACTATATCGTTGGGAGAGTGTTGACAGCGTTGATCAGTGGGTTCTACTAGATAACGCAGATCAAACCACCGAAGATGGTGTTCTATTTGCAGACTTCCGTTGGGCACCAAATGGCACAACTGATCCAATTACAGCAGACATTCCGCCTATTGCTACAGGGTCGACTCCGTTGATTACCAGCAACTATGTTGATATTGATCGTCCAGATCCTGCACTTTATCCAGATGGTATTCTTGGATATAACCTACGTCGCAGTGGCTTTAACGTAAAGAGCTTCCAAGTAGATTACTTCAACGCAACAGACTATCCAGATGATAGTTTACCAAGTCAGAAGGATGCGTGGGTAACAGCAAGTGGACTACAAACTGATGGTAGCCCATACATGGGACGTAAAGCACAACGTGCATTGGTTGTAGCTGCTATGAAGGCAAGCATTGACGGTAACCAAGATCTTCGTGAAGAGCAAAAAGTGTTTAATTTGATTGCTACTCCAGGTTATCCTGAACTAATGGCAAACATGGTAGCACTTAACAACGAACGTAACAACACTGCGTTTGTTATTGGTGATACTCCACTTCGTCTTGAAGATACAGGAACAGCAATCATTAACTGGGCAACTGATGCGAATGGTGGTGGTGTTGACAGTGAAGATGGATTGACCAGTAACGACCCATACTTGGGTGTGTTCTATCCTAGTTGTCAGACAAATGATTTAAGTGGAAACACTGTTGTACAGCCACCAAGTCATATGATGCTCAGGACCATTGTACGCAATGATGATGTAGCGTTTCCTTGGTTAGCACCAGCAGGAACACGTCGTGGTACTGTTGATAACGCTACACAACTTGGTTATGTCAATGCAACCACAGGCGAATTTGAACAAACTGCAATTCGTCAAGGATTACGTGACACATTGTATGAAAACAACATCAACCCAGTAACGTTTATTCCGGGTATTGGTATTACCAACTACGGTAACAAGACAACACAATCAACTGCATCAGCACTTGATCGTATTAACGTTGCTCGACTGATTGCGTTTATTCGTGGAAGATTGGAAACAATTGGTAAGACATTTGTGTTTGAACCAAACGATCAAATCACACGAGACGAAATCAAAGAATCAATCGAAGGATTGATGAATGATTTGGTTGCCAAGCGTGGTATCTACGATTATTTGGTAGTTTGTGACGAAAGCAACAACACACCAGCTCGAATCGACAGAAACGAACTGTATGTTGATATTGCAATTGAACCAGTTAAGGCTGTAGAATTCATCTACATTCCAGTTCGCATCAAGAACACTGGAGAAATTGCTGCTGGCAACGTAGCAAGCAGTCAAAACGTGTAACAAGTTACACAAATATAAAAATAGGGCTTCGGCCCTATTTTTTTGGTTTCAGATTCTGATAAATAAATGCAACACAGGAGAGAAAAATGGCCGTATCATCATTAACACGTATGACAGTGCCTTTGGCTAGTGATCAAAGTAATCCTACTCAAGGTCTGTTGATGCCAAAACTAAAGTATCGCTTTCGTGCGATATTTGAAAACATGGGAGTAAGCACTCCAAGAACAGAATTAACCAAGCAGGTAATGGATTTTACCCGCCCACAAGTTTCGTTCCCAGAAATTGAAATTCCAATTTACAACAGCCGTATCTACCTAGCAGGTAGGCACGAATGGCAACCATGCACAGTGAATTTGCGTGACGATGCCGGCGGCGAGGTTGCTAAGTTGGTTGGTGAACAACTACAGAAGCAGTTGGACTTCTCTGAGCAGTCAAGTGCAGCAAGTGGTATTGATTACAAGTTTATTACACGTTGTGAAGTATTAGACGGTGGTAACGGTGCTAATGCTCCAACTGTTTTAGAAACATGGGAACTTTACGGATGCTATCTGTCACAGGTTGACTATGGTAACCTAGACTATGGTGTGAATGACCCTGCTACTATACAGTTGCAAATTCGTTTTGACAATGCTATTCAAACACCAATTGGTAGTGGCGTTGGTGCTACTGTTGGTAGAACAGTAGGTGACGTAATCACAGGCTAATTAAAATGGCCTTCGGCGACGATTTTCTCAAAGGGTTCCTTGGTAACGATTATCTCAAGGATTATAGGCATGCCAGCAAAACTTTCCGTAGTAACGGTTATGAGCTGGCTCCTAGACAGAAATTTCTTTTCTATGTCCGCTTTAATATTAACACCACCGGAATACCTGGCTTAAAAAATATCTTTGGAGAAGACAAAGATAGTTTGTCGTTGCTTGTAAAATCTGCTGAACTACCATCATATCAAATTGATACACAGTATAATAATCAGTATAACAGAAAACGCCTAACTCAGAGTAAAATCAATTATCAACCAGTAAACATTCGTTTCCACGATGATGGAAGTGACTTTGCTCGTAATCTTTGGTTTAGTTATTTTAACTACTATTACAAAGATGCATATCATCAATACGGAAATGCTTCAATTGAAAACGGAGCTCCTGGTGTAAAAGGTAACAGTGTTCCATATCGGTCAGATTACAACGGCCGAGACACATACGATGCTATCAGGACAGATAATGACTGGGGATACATCGGCGAAAGCTACCTCGATGGTCAAAAAGGATTTTTACCAAATGGCGGTAAGCCAAGATTCTTCAATGACATTGTGATATATGGTATGAATCAACACAAGTTTGCGGCCTATGTGTTGATCAATCCAATCATAACTGATTATCGACATGATACCTATGACTATTCTGAAGGCACTGGTTTAATGGAAAATACTATGACCATTAACTATGAGACTGTGAAGTACTACAGTGGTCAGATGGACGGTAAAGATCCAGATACATTTGTAAAAGGTTTTGGCGACATTGCACATTATGACAGGGTAAAAAGCCCTCTTTCACGTCCAGGGTCAACAACAAGTATTGCTGGTCCTGGTGGTTTACTCGACGCGGCAGGTAGCATATTCGATCTAGTAACTGGCCGAACAAGTGGTACAGCAGCTACATTGGGCGCAGTAAAAAG